TGCTGGCAGTCCGACACTTAGCTCAGTCCAGATGTAAAGAACTCAATGTTCGACACGCGGACGCCCGTCGTGCTATAGCACTGACCATTGAGTTAGTCTTCACACCAGATGAGGATGACGTAGATGCTGAAACTTTACGTAACAGCAAGTATGTTAAGACACAACATGCTAAGATGCGGTACGCTAACAAGCACCCCCTCTTTCGTTTCTTAATAAGCGAAAGTACCTACAGTAAGTGGACCTGGGGCTCTCACGAGCCTCGGGGCGACTGCTGAGGGCGCTTGGTTGCCACACAAGGTGTGTTCCATAGATCCAATCTTTGGGACCCCAGGTTGCGCGTGTGGCGAAACCAGGCGCTCGTGAAGCCTCGAACACTTTATGCTATCACCGAAGCAAGTTCGTCGCTTAATTTAGGTGTCAACAACGCAGATATCACCACTCTCGAGTGTGCTTTGTTGGAAAGAATGTATTATTGCAAAGTGAAGGGGCAAGTATGTACACCCCCGTCAGTGACAGCTGGCGTCTTCAACTCAAGGTTAAGCGAATTTAGTAGAACGCTCATTGCTAAGGTTGGCCAAGCCGCTCCGGTTTCCCTCGACGCAGTCGTCGAGATGTATCGTGGCCGCAAACGGACAATCTACACTGAGGCAGTGCTGAGACTGCGCACCACTGGGTGGAAAGAAACATATTCATGGTTAAAAGCGTTTGTAAAGATGGAGAAAGTCAACCCTGAAAAGGCTCCACGATGCATTCAACCACGTGATCCAGTTTATAATGTTAGACTGGCCACTTACATCAAGCCAATGGAACACAGAATCTACAAGGCCATCGATAAAATTTTCGGCGACGGACCCACCGTTATCAAGGGGTACAACTTAGAGCGCATAGCTCGCATCGCGCGTGGCAAGTGGAGATCATTTGACAAGCCGGTGGCAGTTGGATTAGATGCCGTCAAGTTTGACATGCACGTAAGTAAGGAAGCTCTCGAGTGGGAGCATTGTATCTACAATGCTATCTACCGATGCAAAGAGTTGAGATACTTGCTACGCAAACAAGTGCACCAGCGTGGAGGCGCCAGGTGCAAAGATGGTCACCTGACTTACAAGGTAGTCGGCCGACGGGCGAGTGGCGACATGAATACCGCACTTGGCAACTGCACTATTATGTGTGGATTGGTGTACGCGTACGCGGCAGAGAGAGGCGTGCATATAAAGTTGATGAATAATGGAGACGATTGTGTCGTGTTCATGGAGGCTCGCGACCTGGCAGCGTTCAGCAAAGGGTTGGAAGAGTGGTTCTACACCATGGGATTTCGCATGGCTATGGAGGCACCCGTGTACAACCTAGCAGAAATTGAATTTTGCCAGATGCACCCCATTGAGCTCGACGACGACAACATCATAATGGTGCGTAACATACCAGTGGCGCTGCGGAAAGACTCACTGATTACAGTGGATGTCTCAGCAAAGAGAGCGTTGCTAGCATGGATGACGGCCGTTGGTGAAGGTGGCCTTGCGCTCACCGGTGGTGTCCCAATACTCCAATCGTACTACAAAAGGCTAACACAGCTAGGCAACGGCGTCAGGTCGAAGATCGGCAAAGAACTGGCACGAAACTCCGGACTCTACCTCCTTGGACAGGGTCTCAATCGTGAATACAGTGAGCCTTCAGCCCGCGCCCGCCTTAGCGTCTTTCAGGCCTGGGGAATTACTCCAGACCAACAGGTAGCTCTAGAGAACTATTACTCCAACTACCAATTGGAAGACTCGGCTAGCGAGGCAGTCGATAGTCACATCAACCACAATGTCATTTTCCATACGCTATCACGGTAACTATTGTGGGCCTGGATGGTCCGACGGTCAGTACCAAAGTTCAGTAGTAGGATCAACTCCTGCTGAAGATGAGTTCGA